CCTGTGCAAGCAGTTGTGCTTCTGCTTGCTGACGGTGCATTACGTCAATGAGACGTTGACGTTCTGCTGCCTCTTTAGCCGCCTGTGCTGCTGCTTGTACAGCCGCTTCTGATGCGCGTATTTGAGCTGCCGCAGCTATCCTTTCCGACTCTGCAAGGGCTTTCGCTGCCTCTGCTGCGGCGCGCTGGCTATTGGCTTGCGCGTCCATTGCAGCTTGAAGGCGGTTTAGTGACGATACCTCTGACATGATCGAGGCGTTGGTATTCGCTATCTGCGTGCGAAGCTCTGCAAGCCGCTGCACCTGAGCCTGCGTAGGAACGCCAAGTGCGCTCATTGCATTATTCAATGCAAGCAGGTCTACCTTCTGCTCTTGAAGCGTGCGTTGAAGGTTCTTGTTGCGCTCTGTAAGCGTATTTATCCCAGCACGCTGCTGCTCAAGTGATGCGTTTGTTGCCGTGGCCGTATTGATGATCTGGCGCTGTGCCTGATTCATCAGTTGCGCTTCTGCCGCAGAACGGTGCATTGCATCAGTGAGCTTTTGTTGCGAGGCTGCCGTAGCCGCTGATGCCGCATCAAGTTTTTGCTGTTCGGCCACCGTGCGAACAAGTGCAGCATCGTATGCGTTAAGCTGCGCTGTTGTTGATGTTATATCGGCGCGTGTCTTGTCCATCGCCGCGCCAAGTCTTGCAACCTCTACGGCAATATCAGCGGTGCTGACACCTGCTGATTGCGCTTGCGTGCGAAGATTGGCTAGAGCTGTTGCTTGAGTTGCGAGCTGCGTGTTAAGGGTGCTTAACTTGCTTTCTAACTTTGCGCTCTCGCGCACTTGACCCTGGATAAGCCGAATGGATGCTTCTGTTGCTTCCTTCTTTGCCGTTTCTGCCGCTATGGATGCCTTTAGGTGCGCAGCGTGCGCTTGTTCACTGGCATCAAGTTTTGCAAGCTGAGACTCAAGATGCTTTATCTCTGTAGTGTATGCCCGCTTCTCGTTACGCAGGCTTGCGATAGCCGCCTCGGAAGAAGCCGCTACAGGCGCAAGCTCGGCAAGCCTTGTTCGTGCCGCATCAATAGCGGCGGATGTTTTTTGTACCGCTAATTCTGCCGACTGGAACGATTTTGCTAGGTCACTGAACCCCTTCAAGTCAGACATGGACTGCTTGAGTGTATTCAGCGCTGTGACAATGGTCTGATATTCAACGCTAGACGCACGAGCACGATCCGCCGCGCTTTCATTAGCCGCAGTGAACTGTTGGATTGCGCTTGAAAGCGTTGTCAGCGTTGCAGTCGCGCTGTCACTCGCTGAAATCGCTAACTCAACCTGCGTCGTTTGTGCTGACACTCCTTTGCCCTCTTACTTGGCGCCGGTGACTTTCAAAACCTCGGTAAACATCTCAATCATGGTAAGCATATCAAGTGTTTTGACGTTTTCATCTGCGGTGCGTTCGTGTGCGGATGCGGCAATAATGCAAGCCATGAGGTCGGGATTTGCAAGCGCATAGTCAGCCGCATTGTCGCCATCTCCGGCTTTAATACGGTCAAAGAACTCATTGCCGAATCGCTCATTGATGTACGCAGCATCTGAGCTTGTAAGCGCGTACAGACGGACTATATTTTCACCAATGGCGTAATCAACGAACTTTGGCTTGATGTCTGAAAGTGCCATTTTTTATCCTCTTGGTGCTTTGTAAGGGTCTGAAATGTCTTCAATAATTTTAACAGAAACCGTCAGCCAGAACATTGCTTTGTCGGAAACATTCTGGTCTGGTGGGCGAACAAGCCCAACTCCAACAGATACGCTATCAACCAGCTTTCCTAACCGGTAGTTTACGCTCTTTGGGTTCATAGCGTCGCTTAGTGCTTTTTTCACTTCTGCCAACAACTCATGTGCGGGGTCGCATGGCGCATCCTCGTCATCTTCGACCCAGCCGTTCACCATGTATGTTATGTCTGCGGTGCGCTGACTGCCTTTGCACACTGCCGCATCACCATCATTAAGGTTTGGCTCCATCAGCACTGAAACCATGGGTACAGGCTCTCGACCGAACCTGCCACGGCCTCGGTAAACAGGGATCGTTGGTATGCAAGCCTGAATCAGGCTAGCTATAGCCTTTTCAACTTGTAGCAGGTACGAATCAGCCATGTAAGCCTCTGTTTAGTTGACGTAGATATTCGCTTGTGAGGTAGTTCATAATATCAGGAGCCATTGCGCTTCGTGCCGACTTGAACACTTGGTTGACTGATGGGCCATATAGCAACCATAGTCCTGTTTGTCCTACCTGCTTAGGTCTGTAGGCTTTTGATGGTGCTGTCTGACTTCTAACGGCAAGGCCAAGGTTTCCAGAGCGAAGTCGAAGAAGGTATGCCTCGAACGAGCTTCCACCACCCGGCTTAACTGCGGCGTTTATCATGCCGCGATACGCAATAAACCCATCACGAAGGCCGCCTTGCTTTGGTGCAAATGCACTTAGAGAGGTTGGCTTGTCTCGACCTGCGACGATAGCTGTAAGCGTTTGCGGATTTGAAAATGACTTGACAAAGTACCTGTCTTTATTGAAGTAGCCAGCATTGATGTTGACAATGGTGGGCATGTACTTTTTGCCAAGAGTGATCGTCTTTCTTGACGCATCATTCACAGCCATCGAGGCATAGCGCGGGTTGTTTTTGGCTAATCCAGAAAACGACTCGTACAGCCCTGCGATACCTACGGCTTCATAGTTAATCACGATTTAATCTCAACCTCTGCGGTCACGGTTAATCCGTAGGTAGGGTAAACCAGCTTAACAATACACTCGATGCCATCCTCAAATAGAATCCTGCCATTGCGCTCAGGAATCATATCGGACACAAGGAATGTAGCAGTAAGCGGTCTCTCAATGGATTCAGCAAAGCCAGGGATGTTAGGAATAGCGCCTGCATCAACGTTTTTCCGTGAAAAAGACCTACGCACGCGCAGTCCGCTCACAGCAAAACCCAATGGTGGAACGTAGGATGCGTCGTATGCAAAGTGCTCATGCACCAGCTTACGCGCATCTTCCTTGATCTCCCTGAAGCTCATTTACGCTGCGCGACCATCAATGTAAACGGAAGAGCCACCATCTGGCTGCTCAATCGCCACATCGAACGTCAGCATCTGCCAGTTATCGCTCTTGAGTTCATACGAACCAGAAGGACTCAGCGTGACCTGCGGCAAATAAATGTCATTGTTCTCACCCGTGGTGTTGTCCGCAATGTAGCGCAAACTTCCATTAATAACATTACTTGAAGAGATGACCTGTGTGCGCGTGCTCGCGTCCACGCCGTAGGTAAGGATGATGTCATTGCCATCAATGATACCTGCCCCAAGGATTTCGATGCGGCCAAGCGCAAGATCAGCTGCATAGTCGGTTCCAAGAACCTTGGTTGCAGTGCCAACTTTGACGACAAGGGTGTTGATATTGCGATAGCCAACTTTGTTTGCTGCGGACGTGCCGATCTGGTAGAAGCGGCCAACCTTCACGCCGGTGATGGTTTCAGTTCCAGCAGGCGCAACAATCGCAGCGGTTGTGATGGTTGAGCTTGTTCCCAAGAAGGTCATCGCAAGGTTTTCGGCTGAAATGTCGCTCGTGTCAAATGAACACTTGTAGTTCACCTGAACGGGGATTTCTTTCACCTTGGTCTTAACCGACGAATCCATGCAATAACGAGCAAGGGTTTCTGTTTCGATTTCAAGCGCGAACTTGTCTGAACAGCGAATAGCTCGCTCTCCAGTGCCGTCGTTAAAATAGATCATTCCAGCACCTTTGGTGTGGTTAGTTACTTTCGTTGCCATGTGTCACCTCATCTTTTGGTTTTGCCGCGTTGGTGCGGGTTGTCTTTTCTGGTTTGTCGCATTCGATCGCTTTGCGTGAAAGCAGATCGTCTCTTGTGTCTTCGCTCATTGCAGGAAGAACAGTACCTGGCTTGCAGTAAGTCAGAACCCCGTTCTCGTCGGCAATGCAGACGGTGTGTACTGCACGGCAACTCATTACGCCATTACCGTAGCGGATAGCGACGCATTGGCGCGACGTGGAACCATCAGCGGTGCGCTTTGGGTCATGGTGTAGGTCACGCTTGGGTCTTGGTTCAGCCACATCTTCGAGAATGTCTCGGAAGAACGGTAACCTGCGTCGCCGTCCATGATCGCGCCAAAGCATCGCACGCCTTCAACGCCAGACGATGCAAGAACGATCTGGTTGTTGGCGATGAGCTTTGTTTTCGCGCCGCCTTCGGTCTCTTGGTATGTGCCTGAGTGGGTGAATACAGCGATAGACCCGATCATGCCTTTGTACTGAACGCCTTGCTCGCGCATGGTGATACCAAGGTCAAGATCAATACCTTGTCCGCCGCGACGAATATCAAGCAATGCACGGATTTCAGCGTTTGCACGCATGACCTTCCACACCGCATTTGAAACGATCAGCGTATCAGGCGCGTAGCCGCTCAATTCGTCGGTCTGTTCAACCATGTCATCAATGGAGCCAATAATGTCTGCACCAGCAACAGTCCAGTATGCGCCAGCGGCAAGCGTAACGGTCTGGCCTGCGGCTCGTCCAAAATTGACCTCAGTGACCGGGTAATTGTCGCCAGCAACCGTCACTTTGCCTGCAATGATCGACTGTGCCGCCATGACTTCGAGGCGGCGCTGAATAGATCGAACTTCTTCGGCAATGTTGCCTTCAACCGCCATNCGATAGCGTGAATCTTGGCTCATNTCGCCACCAATCGCTTCACCAGCGCGGCGCTTGATGACCTTTGAAGGGTCTACAACGTGCTTTGGCTTGACATACGCNGGAGCAAACATCTTGGTGGAATAACCACGGTCAGCCATAACCTTACCCTGCACCACGGGCGATACGAATGGGGCAAGCACTTCGGACTCGGAAACCAAGTCAAAGTTGATGGTTTCCGTGTCAAACATCGCCACATCTGGGAAGAAGCGCGATAGGAAGAATGAAGGCGGAAGTTGAGCCTTCTTCTCGTTGACGATGCCAAGCATCGTTTCTGTGTCGTAAATCTCGAATGCCATAGTAGTTTCCCCTTAGATAGATTTGATGGTAATCATGGAGTCAGTGAACGCCACTGCCTTTTGAGCTGCGGTGATGCCAGCAGGCCATACCACTTCTGCGGTATTGAACACGCCAGAGACGTAGGCAGGGATAACAGCATCGGTTGTCCCGGATGCCTCTGCGGTCAGAGCGCGGGCGTATTGAGTGCCATCAGTAGCGGCTGGCGCGTAAATAGCCCATACGCCAGTTGAGGTGATTTGCCCCATTGGAACAATTGCTGCAATGGCTGTGCCTGCGGTAATGGTCAGGGTCGTGGTTCGGACTTCACCCTCGCCAGCAAGTAACTGGTCAGGGGTGAAGGTTTCTGTTGCGTTTGAAGCTAACATGCTCTACCTCACTTGAATGTCTGAAGGGTGGTTGTTTTTGGCGTTGGTTGCTCGTCAGAGCTTGCGCCGACTTCTGGGTTCTCTGCGCCCATAGCGGCAGCGAATGCCGCCTCCTGGTTGCCAACAGGAGCTTCATGAGCAACGGGAACGCCGCTTGCTTTCATGATCTTGATGGCCTCGTCTGCGCTCATGTCGGTGTTGAACGCAAGATGGTCGGCCAGTGATTTGTTTGCCGCTTCTGGAGCGGTTAAGATTGCTTGGATGCGCTCTTTTTGGTTGATTTCCATCGGTGCCTCGGTCTGTTCTTGTGGGTGTGAAATGATTGTGTCAGCAAGCCCAAGCCGGACTGCTTCGTTTCCAAGGAAAATACCGGCTTCAGTTCCACGCACGTCATCGACGGATATTCCTCGATGATTTGAGACGTGCTCAACGAACATCTGGTACATTTCTTGAATGTGTGCGCTGATATTTGCATGAGCTTCATCTGTCAATGGCTGATACGGGTTGCCATCAACCTTGCGCGCACCTGCGTAGATGTAGGTGACTTTCACGCCATCGCTTTCTAGCGCCTTGGATACTTCGTAATGCTGCACGACGACACCAACACTACCCACGGATGCGGTGGCGCTTAGGGTGATTTCTTCGCACGCACAAGACAGCAGATAGGCTGCGCTGTAGGCCGCTGAATCCACGACGGCTACTGTGCGTTTAGTTGATCTTGCAATGAACTCAGCAGCCTCGAATGCACCAGCAACCTCACCGCCTCCGCTATTCACGTCGAACACGATATTCTTGATGTTAGGCGACGCTTCGGCCTTGGCTACCATGCTTGTGATGTAGTCGTAACCCGTCGCCAACCCGTCAATGTGATACGCGAAGCGGTGAGCCAAGAATCCGTGAATAGGAATGATTGCCGTGTCTCCAACAAAATCATGCGTGTCACGAGATGATGCAAAATGCACATCGGCATGAATTGAGCCAAAGTTGTACCCAGGCTCGATCATCATCCCCATTTGGTTTTTCATGCGCGCCTCGATGTCCATTGACTTAGACTGAGGAAGTAGGTTCTTTATAAATTCCAGCATTTTTCTTTTCCTGTATTTCTCGTGCCTGTTGCTTGATAACGTCACGCCAGTCTTTACCCATACGTGCCGTCTCTTCTTCCATTGTTGAGAGGCCTGACTCCATTCGCAGTACAGCGGCCTGCGTTTCTTTCAGCTCGTCAATCTGCCCACGGTTCGCACCAACCCATGACGCTGCACATACTGCGTCCTTATTGAATCCTCGATAGAACGCGCTAATGTTCAAGCCTTTTGGCATGGGCAAAAGCCCCATGTTCAGCGCTTCTTCGACCCATAGCTCGTACACGGATGATGCAAATTTGTCTGCAATGCCGCGCTTGCGTGAGTTCATGCGCTTCCACGTTTCCAACATGGCGGCACGCGCGCTTGAGTAGTTTGTGTTGGTGTAGTCTCGACTGAACTGCTCATACGACAAGCCAAGTGATGCAGCCACATGCCGAAGCAGAGATGACTCAAAATCTGTCCCGATCCCGCCGGGGTTTCCAGCATTCAGAAGTGACAACTTTTGGCCTGGATACAGGTGCGGGATGCGTGCGCCATCAATGTGCATGTTTTTAGCGCCACTTGAGAACTTAGCGACCTCGGTCATGTACGCTTCGGCTGCGGTCGTAGAAGAGCCGCTTCCAAGTTGTGCATACGCCTCGGCGGGTGGAAGCTCGCTCTCAATAGTTGCTGCAAACGTCGCATTGATGACTGCGTTTTGAAGTACGACTTCCTGATAATTCTTGGTCATCTTCATTTCTTTGAGCGCAGCCACAAGGTCGCTTATTCCACGTGACTGCTCGGGTCGAGACTGCTCATAAATATGGATGACTTGACGACGACCCCACTGCTTGCGTGCTTTGATCCTGCGCCACTCGTAAGCGCGCTCTGCCCTCTGGTCGTTTGGGTAGCCTTTGCGAATATGGTACGCAACAGGCTCTCCGTACCCGTTAACCTCAACACCGCGCCGAAGTGTTGGCGAATCAAATGTTCCGTTTGGATTGCATAAGCGATCAGTGTCGATCATCTGGATGCAGGTGCGCATTGGTGCTCCGCTTCGCCACTCAGCAGAGGATAAAACCTCTCCTCCGTAGACGTACATGCCAACAGCAAGGCGGACAAGCCCAGTGAACGTGTTGATTCGGCTTGCGTCTGCCCAGTTGTTGCTTGACTCGCCCCAAGCGTAGAACTGCGCCTCGGATGCGGCCTGAAATTCCTCGCTCCACGCTTCATCGAATCGCTTATCAAAAGCTGAAAGAACGGCAAGGTTTGGTGTTGCATTAAGGCGGTACTGGCCGCCTACAATGCCGTCTTGATAGGATGAAATTGCGCCACGGATATACCCATCATTGCGCATGAGGTCTTTGACGCGACTATCAATGACCGGCTTTGAGCCTGAAATTTCAGCATCGGCAGACTGTATAGGCGGCGACCACATAGCGACTTCACGCTGTAGCTTGCTCGCCCCCTCAAATGCGCCACCGATTGCTTGAGGCTTCATCAGAAGAACGCTCTCAAAGGCGCGGCAACTGGTGCGCCGTAAATCTGCTTCTTGAGCAATTCGATGTAGGCCGCAAGTCTCCACGCGGATGCCTTGTTGTACTCTACGCGCTCACCGTTCATGTCTACGTAAACAATAACCTGCTTACCGACCATCAAGTTATGGTAGGCAGATTCAGCTTCAACAAGACGCTCCTGCGGAGTTGCCATGCACATAACCCCTATCAATCAACTCGTTTAGATAGCATAAATCTATCAGATGCAGTGAGTTTACCATAGTTATTTAGTTGAGTAAGCATGTTTTTGATAGTTTTTTGCTATGAAGTTTGCAGCAAAAAACCCGCGTAGTGCGGGTTTGTATCGCAATCATCCGAGCATCGCGCCAAGGTCGCTGATGGTTATCTCTGGTTGACGCATGGGTTCTGATTTCTTCCTCACGACCATGATGTTCTTGTCGTGCTCGCAAAGCCAAGGCACTGCATTCCAATCAAGCCTATCAATGCGAAGATGCCAGCACGCAGCCCAGCAGTACGCTAAAAGGTCGAACGCCTCGTTGCGCTGCTTCTTCTCGTTCTTCCACTCGCCACGCTCATTGCGCGTCTCTGCCACAAGCTCCTTGTAAAAGTTGTCATCTAGGTGGCTTGAAAACATTACGCTTTCCTGATTGTTCAGTAATCCGAATATCGCGTCCTTGACCTTGTTGCTGTTGATAAGCATCACTGGAATGTCACCCCTTGCAATGGCTGTTTTACCCTTAAGTGATGCGTCAGGATGGGTTATTTCAGTCATGGGCGCACCGGCGTTCGTGCGGCCTTTAACTGGCATAAACCCGCTATGGATGTTTACCTTCCTGAGCCGCGAGTAGAACAAGTAAATCTGAGCTGTTACACCACTAAGCGAACCTTGTGTTGTTCCAGCGCCTCCTGAGTCGCACAGCGTAAGGCGAATCTTCATGCGCCAGTCAGTGCCTTCAATCGGATATGTCTTATCCATGACCTGTTCAATCAGTAAATCCCAATCCTCGCTCTGGGATGCGGGCTTGACCCATAAATGCTCGCCGTCCTCGTCCTTGCGCTTTGACTTCACGATGGCGAATCTATCAATCACGGTGATAGAGTACGGCATACCGAACTCGTGCGGCGGTGACGCGGCATGAATCTGAACTTCAAACCTATTTTTCTGCACGTCTACGGTCGCAATCAAAAGTCGTGCGCTTTCAGGTACAGTTGGCTCGTCAAAATCGTGCGTCGCCCGCTGCTTGTAGTCATCTGACGATGCAATCGCTCCACGGCTCTTGTTGAAATACGCTTCGCCCTGATCGACGTTCGTTGTTGTCTTGAGTGACTCTTCTGAGCCTGTTTGCTGCCACTCACGGTACGCCTTGATGTAGTTTGAAACGATGGTTGACCATGATGCAAAAGCTACGGACGTTCCTTTGAGCCAAAAGCTCGCGGTGTCTGTGTTGATTGTTTCGCCAACAACCTGATCGTTGACTATCTTTTGACCATCTGCAACCCATCGGCCATTTCTCCGTAGCTCAGTTTTCATTTCAGGAGGAATCATGCTGCCGCATGACGGGCAGGCCATAACAGCGCTTTCGCCTATTGTGGTCGGGTCGCCTTCCATGCTGAATTGCAGAAGGCTGAATGATGACTCAAACCACTCGCCGCAGTGCGGGCACTTCCAGAACCACCTGCGCCTGTCACCACGGTTGTACAGGGCTAGTATGCCTGGCGACGGCGGGGCTTCATGGGGTGTCTTTGGCTCCCACGGTTCGTCATTCACTGGCTTGGATGGCGAGCTTTCTGCAAACGTCATTGCCGATGATCCGTATGTTGTGGTTCTTTTTGCGGCAAGGTCGAATAGGTTTCCCTCGCCCCCGATGTTGTCGTTGATGCGGTCGTAGTCTGTGATCGCTACACGCCCAATAGGACGACCCGCCACCTCGTTCACAGATGGGTAGGATATGGTGAATATCATGCCGGACGAGTAGTGCTTATCAAGCGTGTTATCTGCGCCACGCTTCAACATGAGCCGCTTGCCGACCGATGGGGAATGACGGTGCATTCTGTCAACGCGTCGCTTTGAGAAGTCACGCGCCATTGTCATCGACGTTTGGAACAGAATCATGTCCATTGGGTCGCATACTACCGAGTACAAAAGCCAGTTGAGTATCGCTTCTGTGTTGTGCGTTGGAATCATTGCATCGCCAGCCAGGAATAAATGGGTAGGCGAATCTACTGCAATGCACTTTACTGGCCTTGACTCAACGGCTTTAACATCAACAATTCTTCGTCGAAGTGTCTCACTCGGCCTGCCATCGTTTATTGACTTCATCCTTGCCCGCTTTCGTTCCATGTGGAAAACAGGCCACTCAGAGTAAGCAGTGAAGCTGATTTTGGTTGCTTCCTTTCCGTTCTTTGGTTGGTACTTCTTGAGACATGGCTTAAACCCTAATGTGCGAATAAGTTCAATGATGCCACTGGCGAGCTTAGGGTATGAGCTTGATATTTCGCACCGACCACAGACAAAAGCACTCCCGTCCGTATCCATCAGCCCGCGAAGCAATTCCATCCTCTGTGAAACCGATGCGCGTAAATAAGACGCAGGAATATGTTTGCTGCCAATCAACCCTTCCTTACTTAGCCTTGCGTAGAACGTTGGGTTTGTAATTGGATCCATTACATAGCCATATTGATGTTTCTTGCTGGTCTGACGAGCGCACTCAGCGCAGTATTCATATGGCTCTCCTTTTCTTGTTCCAACATACACGCCAACATCGGCAATAATATGTCCTCGCCTGCAAACGCCATGCCCAATCCCGCACGGGTCTATCTGTAGGCAAAGCGTTCCATTTCTATTGCTTCGCTCGACGACTCGATGGCCTGCTTTCTTAATCATTTTTATGACTTCTGGTGCATCTTTCTCGTGCTGCGTGAACTGTGCCGACATTGTGTTCCCGTCGCCAAGCCATACGCCAAGTGTGTATGGGTCTATGGGTAGCTCAGCCTCAGGAGTATCCAGTGGCTTTGTTACTGGGATTGCATACCTGTTCCTATTTCTATGCTTGTACGTTGAAGATATTTCTCGTGTTGTAAGCGTTACATGCCTTTTATTCTTGTAGTCAATCTCGTCGGAAACAGTCCATCTATGGTTGGCATCAGCGACAATTTCAGAGCCGTCTGAGAACATAACTGCAAAACAATCATGCTCATAAAAAACATCGGATGTTGTAACTACTCGAACAGGCTTCCCATTCTCGTCAAAAACATAATCGCCAGCCTGTATTTTGCCCATGCTTGTCCAGCCATCAGGTGTTGCCATTGGTGTTTCAACATCAAGAGCTTTTCCGGACTGTGCTGGAGCAACAAGAATAACCGACTTGAATTTGCGTGAAGTCAGCGTATCCATGATCTCAACCATTTCTGGAACTTTATTGTTCATCCACTTGCCGATGTACGCACCAGCATTGTTGATGTAACGATACTTCTCAGCGGCCTCAGATACGCTTATTCGCTCAGGTGGAGCAAGGATGTCAGCAGCAATGCGCGTCACGTCTTCAAACGATTCAATTTTCACAACATGCCTCAGAAATTCGCTTGCTTGCTATCTCAAAATACTTGTCGTCCATTTCAATTCCAATGAACTTGCGTCCTGTGTTCATGCAGGCAACGCCCGTCGTACCGCTGCCCATCGTGAAGTCTAAAACCACGCAGCCTTCATTGGTGTATGTTTTGATTAGGTACTCCATGAGTGCTACGGGTTTTTGTGTTGGGTGAAGCCCACGCACAACGTCGCGGGATGAGAAGCACAGGCTCGTGCATGTCGTCGGATGCTTGGTCGTATATATCCTCTCTGTCGCGTAAAATGCTTCGGAGGTACTTGTACGCCGTATCGGAATAGCTTCAGATTGTTTATGCACGCCTTTCCTTTTCATCGGAACATCACGGAGCAGCATTTGTGGGAAGTAAAGCGGCTGCTTTCCTCCAGCGCAAAACACAAGCACGTTCTCGTGGTCTTTTAGTGGTTGACGCTTGGCCTGCACGAAGTTGCCCGCGAATCGCTTATTCCAAATCCACTCATGTGCAAAGTCTGAATAGGCACTCACAACCAGAGCGCTCGTAAATGGCTGGCTCGATGTAAGGACTATAGCCCTACCTGGCTTAATAATCCTCCTCAACTGTTCCCACATAGGCTCAAGCGGGATAACTGAATCCCACTTGCAGGCTGTCGTGCCATACGGCGGGTCGGTAATGATTGCATCAACAGAACCACTTGGAATGTCTTTCATCAGCTCAAGACAATCGCCGTGCATTAGTTTGTAATTTTCAGTCATTGACCTTCATGCTCCGTGGCTTACGTTTGGGTATGTCGTCAGTTGGCTTGCGGTCGCGCCACCCCTTCTTTTCAGGCTTAATCATCACTTCATCGGATTGGGGCTGCACGGGCGCATCAGTGCGGACAAGCACGGTGTCAAATTCGCCCATCTCTCGCTTTGACTGTGTTGTGGCTTTTGCATAGTTCTTGTTGAGCAGTATCTTTTCACGCATGTCGGCCAGTAGGTCGTCGCTCAGGTTGATGATGGCGACGCGCTGCGGCTCGGTCAGCATAATGTCGCGCTCCACGTTGTCTACAAATAGCGTCACGGCTGTTCTCACGTCCTTGAGCATCATCACAACCATTTCGATGACTTCATCCGTGTACATCAGGTCGCCACTGGCTATTTCATACGCCTGACGCGAACGCAGACCGTCCCAGAAGAACTTGTTTAGCCTCGATGGCCAGTCATCGGCCTTTGTTTCTATGAGCGCTCTAACGACCTCTGCGTCGTTAATCTGCGTGCCGTTAATGTCAATCACGCTTCAAGCCCTCCAGATACATTTTGAGCAGCATCTCGATGAACTGGGTGAACGTCATTCCAGCAGAAATAGCAGCAATCCTCAGCTCCTTATAGGTTGATTCTTTCAGCTTTACAGACTTGTGTGTGGGCATATCGCGAATCATGGTGGAATATGCCACAAATATACTCTAAGTCTGTGTTTTTAGCAGCACTTTCTCTGAAAGATCGGGGTCTACGGCTCCCCGCG